CGTACCCACTCATATAAGGATTAGGGCGTTTTAATAATAAAGTCAAGTCATTAGTAACTAATTCGTCACCTCTGTACACCATAACTGGCATATTCGCCACACCCTTTGCAATTTCATCAACTTACACACACATAGCAGAAAATTTGAACAAAATCGATTTACATTTGTAAAAATGGGGCGAAAAAAGAAACCAACAGCAATGAAAAAAGAACAAGGCGGTCAAATTAGGGGCGTGGACAAACATGAGCCACAAGTTGAGATTGAAATGATTGCAGCAATGCCTGAAGGCTTGAATGAATTTGAGCAAGAAAAATGGAAAGACTTGGCCGGCCAATTAAACGAACTACGGGTTTATACAAAATCGGATAGAAACAGTTTTGAGCGGTTGTTTAATCTTTGTTTGATGGAAGCCGATTTGATTGAAAAGCTGGGTAAGAAATATATAGTTTTAACTCAATCAGGAGAAAAACTTAATCCAGTGTTTACCGGATTAATGAACGTAACAGATAAGATTACACGGATTTTGTCTGAGTTCGGCATGACTCCAGCAAGTAGAAGCAAGGTTTCAACAGTTCCAAAAAAACAAGTCAACAAATTAGAGGCTTTACTGAATGCAAAATGAGGCAACTGAATACGCTGAATCGGTAGTAAAGGGAACTACTGTTGCCTGTCAATACGTAAAACAGGCGTGTAAAAGGTATTTGTCCGATTTGAAGCGGAAAGATATTTATTTCGATTTGGATGAGGCGATTAAAAAAGTCAAGTTAATTGAGTTAATGCGCCACACAAAAGGCGAATGGAAAGGCGAATTGTTTTTGCTCCAGCCGTGGCAAAAGTTTATAGTTATGAATTTATTCGGTTTTTACAAATCAAACGGGCAAAGGAAATATAGAAGGGCTTATATTGAAGTTCCAAAAAAGAACGGTAAGTCCCCGCTGGCTGCTGCAATTATGAACGTTGTTTTACTGGAAAACATGGCAACAAGTCCCGAAATGTTTAGCGTAGCCACCGAGTTAAGTCAAGCTGAAATCGCATGGAGTTATAGTTATGACATGCTTGAGGGGTTGTGCGAAGATTTCGAAATGGACAAATTTAAGTTCACCAACTCACACAATAATAAAGTAATAAAAGTAGATGGTGGTGGATATTACAAGCCCATAAGTTTTGACGAGAAAGCGCGTAAAGATGGATTTTCAGTAAGCGCTGGATTAGTTGACGAGTACCACGCCCACAAAACCGATTCAATGTATAACATTTTGTCCGATGGGATTGCAGCGCGTAAAAATCCGTTAATACTTGCAATCACAACAGCGGGGGAAAACAGGTACAGCCCTTGTTATGTACATCGAAATCACTGTGTTAAGGTTTTGTCAGGCGCTAAAGAAGATGACGCTCTATTTAGTATAATTTATACACTTGACCGATTGCCAAATGGTGAATGGGAGGACTGGACAACAATTGAGGCTCAAAAAAAATCAAACCCAAATTGGGGCGTTTCGGTTATGCCTGAATATTTTGAAACCCGTTTAAGCGAGGCAATCGATTCTGAAACTAAAAAACAAAGTTATCAGATTAAAAACTTGAATATTTGGCAAGATGCTGGGGCTTCGTACGTTTCTCAAGATAGATGGGAACTTGCACTTTCACCAATGACCGAGGCCGAATTAAAAGAATACCCTTGTTATTTGGGCGCAGATTTGGCAGCTACACGGGACTATACGGCTAAATGCAGGCTTTTCGACCTGCAAAACGGTAGTTATTACGCTGATTTTCAATTTTATGTACCACAAAGCAAGATTGACGATGCAAAAGGCGAAGAGGCCGCAAAGATGCGGGGCTGGAAAGATGCGGGTTATTTGACTGTAACGCCAGGCAATGCAACCGATTACGACTATATAAAGAATGATATTTTAGACGATTTTGACCGCTTAAACGTTGTTTTGTACGGCTATGACCCACATAATGCAAGCCAATTAATAATTGATTTGCAAAAGTCAGGATTGGATATTGAGAAAATGACACCCGTTCGACAAGGCTGGCAATTAAGTACGGCTGCAAAAGAATTTGAAAGATTAAGTTTAAGTAATTCAGTTTTACACGGGGTAAACCCAATATTTAACTGGATGCTATCAAATGTAATGATTTTCAAAGACAACAAAGAAAACTATATTTTGAAAAAACAGGATGAAAACGCAAAGATTGACGGTGTAATTAGTTTACTCAATGCTTTGTTTTTGGCTTTGGAAAGTAATTTAAACAATACGGATGCAAACGAATGGTTTACGCCACACGCCCTATGATAATATCATATAAAAAGAATTTCTTTGTTAAGGTCTGCGAGTTTACCAAAACAGGCATGACGCTAAAAAAAGCATGGGAGGCTTGCGAAGATTTGCAACATCAGGAAGTAGGCGAAAACAAATATTGCAGTTTCGAAAGTTTCGAGTGTGGTTATTATAACTTTGTTAAGTCTGAAATGAAAAAAGGCCTCGGACATGCGAACCGAGACCTTTAACGATTTATGGAAAACCTTTAGAACTGCAAATATAGTACTAAAGGTATTTGTTTAAAGCAACTGCGAATAAAATGTATAAAAAAAACAATATCGCTACTATATAAAATCCCTTTGTGAATCTTTTATTTTCCATTGTTTATTGTTTGATAGTAAGCGTCAAGAATTACATTTAAAGGGATAAACATCCTTTTTACCCATTCATACAAATCGAAGTTAGTATCGTAATCGTCAAGATACAATAACCCTGTTAAATTGTCTGCTGAAATTTCGATGCAAACTGTATCTTTTCTTACTTGAATAATATCAATCTTTTGCACTTTGTAAACATGTCCAGCCTCAAAAATTGTTTTAAAATTAGTATCGCAAATTTCATGCGCGAAATACACTTGTTTACCTTTCAAGTATTTTTCAATGTCGGAGAATGATTTTAGTTCCATTATTCCAAATTATCTACTAACCATTGAAGGGCCGCTTTAATGTCTTTTTTTTCAAAGGCTGCTAGTTTTTTAAACGGGTTTATTCCTCTTTGTTTTTTTGCTATTAGACTTTTTAAATCAGTTGGCACTGCACCTCGAAAAGAGTTTCCATTAGTGCAATTTAAAACTAATGCCTTAAAATCGTTTTCCGTAAATTCTAAAGGGGTAAAATAAATCGGTCTGCCCACATCATCAATTCCAACAACAATGTGTTTGTTTTGGTCTATGTCATCTAAGTAGATAACATCTGTTTTTTTCGGTTTTTCTATTATTATTTCCATGTGTTTAGTTATTTGCCCATTCTAAAACGCGTTCCTTAATGTCTTCAAAGAACTTGTTGTTCATTGAATATTGTTTAGCATCCCAACCTTCAATTTCTGATAAATTATCAATAAATTGTGAATCGTTTGTGTGTGATGTGAATACTTGTTTATTCGAGTTTAAAGTAACTTCGCAAAAACAAATCCAGTTGCCGTGACCATTATTTTTAATCCAGTAGTATGTATCTACTACGAATCTTTTGCCGTCGTAATTAGTTATTGTGTTTTCCATTGGTTTATTTTTTTGATTGTGTTAACTATAAAACAATTTTGTATTTTTTGGCTTTTGCATCTATAACCATATTATAATTAGCTTCGATTTGAAGGTACATTTTTTTCGCCAATTCCGTTAAGTTGTCGAAGCTAGTAGTGAACCCATTTTCTAAACGTTGAGACAATTCTTTTTTTAATGGTGCAATGTGCAAATCATAAAGTTTTTGATTCTTTTGATTTTTAAGAAAAACAGACTTTAATTCTTTTTGCTCGTCATTAGTAAGGCCATGCGATTTAAATGCACATACGCTGCCATAATATAATTCAACACCGTCTAAGTCTATACAATAAGTGCCTTTAAGTTCTGTTTTACCGCAGCAATCGCACTCATTTATTGAGTCAGTGTATCCAATTATTGTTACTTGTCCGTTTTCCATGATACAAAGGTAAACCAGATTTTCATATTTGCAACTATTTTACTAAAAAAAATAGTAATTTAGAATGAATCTAAATAAGAAATAAAACTTATAAACTAATTAGTAAACAACTTTTTTGCCTAATCTAAATTTGAGCCGTGCGAATTGCTGGCTACGAAATACTAAAATCTACCAAATTACACGCGGAAATAGGCCGTAAGGTAGGTATGGAAATTAGCAAGCGAAGTACATCTACTTTATCAAACCCCGCTGCGTGGTTACTTAATTTATTTTCAGGCACTACCACAAGCGGAGTCGCTGTAAATTCAAATACTGCAATGCAGGTATCAACAGTTTATGGTTGCGTTGATGAAATTGCAAAGGGTGTGGCGAATATGCCAGTTATGGTGTACAGAGGTGACGAATTAGTTACTAATGACTTGACTTTATTATTAAAACGCCCTAATCCTTATATGAGTGGGTACGAGTTTTTTCATTTTTCGGCTGCTGTTAAGTGTTTGAGGGGTAATTTCTTTGCTTATATTGTTAGAGATTCAGGTTATAGGCCTATTGAAATGCACCCTATACCTACGGCAAATGTTACACCGTGGTTTAAGGATGGACAACTATTTTACCAAGTTTCCCCGTTTTCTAACCAATATTTTCAAATAAGCATCCCTACTGTTGTCCCAGCAAGGGATATGATACATTTTAAGGGGCTATCTACTGGCGACCCGCTTAATGGACTTGACCCAATTTCTTTACATGCTGAAACAATAGGTGTGTCATTGAGTGCAACTAAGCACCAAGGCCGCGCTCAAAAGGACGGTATCCTTAAATTTTTGGTTAAATCTGAAAGCAAACTAAGCCCAGACCAAGCCAAAATAGCAAAAGACAGCTTAAATGACATTATTTATAATGGTGACAACATCGCAGTTTTGCCTTCAGGCACTACTTTAGAAAAAATCCAACTTACTCCTGATGAATTAAAATTATTGGAAGTTTTAAAACTTACAAAAACACAGATTTGCGAAATTTTCGGTGTAGCCGAGGCGCAACTTGCTGGAAGTGTAAGTGAGCAGGATTACATATATTTTCACCAGTCGACTTTAACAGGTTACACCGAGCCAATGAGCCAGGAATTAGAATTCAAGTTGTTTAGCGAAAAGGATAAGTACACAGATAGGATAGTTTTCAATTTTGATTCATTATTGCGGGCAACAGCGGAAAAACGCGCGGAAGTTTATGGGAAAAATATTCTTAACGGCGTAATGACTTCAAATGAAGCCCGCAAAAAAGAAAATCTTAAACCATTGGCAGATGGTAACGTTCAGTATATGAACGCCCAAGTAATACCGGCAAATAAAATGGAGGATTATTGGGGCGCGAAAATCACACAATTAGAAAACAGCGCCGACAAAACAAATAATCCAGACGGCGAAAATAACAATAATACACAATGAACAAAGCAACTGATTACATCGCAAATATAGATAATGCTGAAAGGCGGTTTATTACTACCCCTACCGAGGTAAGAGCGGAAGGCGAAGACCAGTATTTTGAAGGATATGCAGCCAAATTCAACCAAAGGACTGAATTATGGAAAGGTTTTTTTGAAGAGGTTGCTACAGGCGCATTTGATGAGGTTGTAAACGACGATGTAAGGGGATTGTTTAACCATGACCCAAATCAAGTTTTAGGTCGCACCGCTTCTGGCACTATGACTGTGACAGTTGATGAAGTTGGCGCAAAATACAGTATAAAGTACAACCCAAACGACCCCGACCATGTTAGAGTAATGGAAAAGGTAAAACGTGGTGACGTTTCTCAGTCAAGTTTTGCATTCACAATTAAGGAACAAGCATGGGAAAGAAACGAAAAGGCAGGTACAACCGTTAGAACCATTAAAAAACTTGAAAAATGGTATGATGTAGCCCCTGTAACTTACCCCGCTTACAACGACACCACAGTTGCAGCAAGGGGTTTAAGTAATGTTGAAAAATCAGAAGAAGATAAAGCCAGTGAAAGAAGTTCATACTGGAAAAAACTATACGAAACAAAAATAAAGTAAAACACAAATACAATGGATAAAATCAAACAAACCCGCGAAACTATTGCCGCTAGAGAAGCGGATTATCGCAAATTAATGGAAGGCGATTTGACCGATGAAACACGCGGGCAATTAGATGCAATTTCCAATGAGTTAGTAACGCTTAATGCAGATTTGAAAAGATTTGAACAAGCAGAAGAAATGACTAAACGCTCGGCCGCTCCTATTGTTATACCGGGCGCTTCTCAGGACAACCAAAGCGAAAAAAGAGAAATCAACCAGTTCTCAATGCTTAAATTTTTCAATGGTGCAAGCCGTGGCAAATTGGAAGGCTTTGAGGCTGAAATGCACCAAGAAGCGGTTAACGAAATGCGAAATTCAGAAGTTAAAAATGTTGACCCTAACAAATTCGGTATTCCCGAAATAGTTTTGCGCAACATTGGTGCAAGTTTTCAAAAACGTGCGCATACTGCTGGAACAGATAGCGAAGGCGGTTATATGGTTGCAGTTGAAAAAGGCGGTTTAATCCAACCTTTCATTCCAGACGCTATTATTAGCAGACTTGGAGCAACTGTTTTGAGTGATTTGAAGGGAGACCTTTCTTTGCCACGTGATACCAACATGTTTAGCATGGCATGGGAAGCGGAAAACGGTGACAACAACAACACCGACAAAACTTTCGATGAAGTGACTTTGACACCTCATAGAATGGCTGGTTATGCAGACCTTTCACGTCGTTTATTGATTCAAACAAGTACCGCTTTGGAACAATACGCTCAACAACAATTTATAGCAGCGGTAAACTCCACACTGGATGCAGCTGCTATTAATGGTAGCGGTTCAAGTAACCAACCTACTGGAATTTTAGCTACTTCTGGTATCGGTAGCGTTGTGGGTGGAACTAATGGTGCTGTGCCTGATTGGGCTGACATTGTTGGCTTAGAAACAGCAGTTAACATTGATAATGCACTTGTTGGAAATCTTGCATATATCACCACCCCAGGGATTAAAGGCTTGTTGAAACAAACGCTTAAATCAAGCGGTGTAGGTGGATATATTTGGGACAACGAAGGCATGAACGGTTATGGTGCTTATACTTCAACCAACGTTCCTTCAACGTTGACAAAAGGAACATCTTCTGGAAATGCACACGCAATTCTATTTGGTAACTGGTCTGACTTGTTAGTTGGTAAATGGGGCGGTGTATTTGTTCTTGTTGACCCATACACTCAAGCTGGAGCATCTAAAGTTCGTATACACACAGAGTTACAGTGTGACGTAGCAGTTAGACACGCTGAAAGTTTTGCAGCAATGAAAGACGCTTTGTTAAGCTAAAATAATTAAAATTAAAAAAAGCCTCGCTATCACAAGTAGCGGGGCTTTTTGGGCAAAAGACTATGAAAATAAAAATCACAAAACCATGTTCAGGCGCTCCTTTCTTTTTAGGCAATGACGTTAACGACGAAATTGAAGTTGATAAAAAATTAGGTGAGTCTTTGATAGCTGCTGAAAAAGCGGTTGAAATTGTTGAAACCAAAAAAGCCGACAAAACTAAATAATTGATTACAGGTAAAAACATAGTAAGTATTGTTACAAATCACGCTCACACGGATTATGTGAGTTTGAATGAATGTAAATATCAGTGCAATATTGCTACTGCTGACACTACATTCGACAATGAACTAACTATTTACCTTAAATCGGCAATGGCAACAGTCGAAGGCTGGCTGGGTTATAAAATACAAAAGTCTAATGTTGTTTATGGATTTGACAGTTTAGAGCAAAGCCAAATATTACGAGTACCGGCAAAGGTTGTTTCAATCACATCGGTTAAATACATTGACGATGCAGACGCGGAACAAACCGCAACAGCCGACTATGACTTGTTCAATTCTTTGGGCTTAGATATTCGCGTTACCGAAGTTCCAACACTTACCGAAAAACTAACTAAATACAAGGTGTATTGCGTTGAAGGCTACGAAAAACAAGGCGCTTCTGGAGTTGATGAAGGCTTGAAATTTCCTGAAAACTTGAAACAAGCTATTTTATTACTTGTTTCGCAAAGTTTCACAAATAGACAACCAATCGCATTTGGTGGCAGCCCTACTGAAATACCTTTATTTTTCAGGTCAATGATTTCACCTAATCAAATAACTAAATTCACATGATAATTTTAAAACAAGATATTCCTTCTGATTACGGATTAGAAGGTAAACAAGGCGAAGTGAAAGAGTTTTCACCAACAATCGAAGCACAGTTAATCCAACGTGAAATAGCTGAGGCCTACGTTAAAAAAACCAAAAAAGAAAAAGAACAACCTGAATAAATGGACGCTGGACAACTTAACCGCAGAATTACAATTCAAAATTACACCCTTTCTGGAAATGATTTTTCTACGAATGCGGGTAAGAATTGGGCAAATTTTGCAACAGGTGTGCCAGCTAAATTTGAAAACATCGGAGGTAGTGAAGGCGAAACCGCTAACCAAAGACAAACCGATAGTTTTTGTAAATTCATTATTCGCTACCGTGCCGATATTGATACCAAAATGAGAGTAGTATTTAATTCTGTTAATTACGATATTGAAAGGATTGAAGAAAACAAATTCGGTTTCAAAATGTTCACTGATATTTACGTAAGGGCAACAAAATGAGTAGGGTAAAAGTAGAAGGTTTAAGCGAACTAATAAAAGGATTGGAAGCCATTGGCGAGGGCTTGGATAACAAAGTAATTAAATCTATTTTAACCGATGCAGCCGAACCAATAGTTGCAACAATGAAAGCACTTTGTCCTAAAAAAAGCGGAAGGCTTGCCGACAGTATTGGCTTAATTGGTAACGACAATCCAAAATACCCTACATTAGTTTTAATAGGCCCTGATTTTAAAAACGTAACGAAAAAAGTAGACAAGTCAGATAACACCATGACTATTGCAGGGCTGGCCTCTGTGATTGAGTACGGTGCGGACATTCGCAAACCAAAGGCAAGAAAAGGAGAGAGCAAAAAAGGATTGAAATACAGACGTGTATTTATAAATGGAAAATTTTATACCATGTCAAATAACAAACCTTTTGCAGCAATACCAGCGCGCCCATTTATTCGCCCTGCATACGAAATGCACAAAGAATCGGCAAGTAAGGCAATAATGGAGGCAATGCTAACAGAAATTAAAAACAAAGCAAAAAAACATAACATAAAATAAAATGGCAACATCTGGAATAATTGACGGTACTATTGTCGGCTTATACGTCGATGTATCTGGTACACTTACCAAAGTAGCGGGGTTAACCTCGCAAGATTTCGATTTAAGTATCGATATGCTTGAGACATCGAACAAAGACGGGGCTGGCTGGTCAACTTTCTTAGCGGGCAAAAAAAATGCTACATTTAGCTTTAATGGCTTTATGCAAGAAAATGGAAGCACAACCAATTACAGCTATGAAGAGTTGTATATTGCGGCCGCTGCTGGCACGGCCTTAACAATGGCCTTGAGTTCACAAGTAACAGGTGATGTAAAATATACTGCATCTGTTTTGTTGTCGAACTTGAAAAAAAGCGACCCTTTCAATGCCCCTGGTGAATTTAGCGGAACTGCTCAAATAACAGGCGCAATTACCAAAGCAACAGTATCTTAAAAATGAAAGTCACCATAAACAATATTGAGCACCCTGTCCTTATGGGCGGGCTTGCTTTAAAGAAAATCTTCTCACATTTTGGAACGGACGATTTTGCAGAATTGATTAATTTCTCCGAAACAAACGAAAATGATTTTGTAAAGTTAAACGCTGTAATGGACAAAGTTTCTATTATTGCGTTTTACGGAATAGAAAACGGGTATCTGAAAGAGGGCGGAAGGTCACCATTCCAAACAATAGATGATATGCTTGTTTATGTAGATAACATAAACGACATAATGCCCGCTTTTGTTGAATATACAAAATCAATGGGGAAATTTTTTAAAGAATCTGAGCAATCAGAGGGGGAAGCAAAGGGGGAGACGGTGACCTCCCCCGCTTTACCTTTACCAAATTAAAACAAGTCTGTTATGGATGCTTGTTAATGACTGAGCAACAGTTTGAAATAAGCAGCATTGACTACATAGCAGATGCCTTTCTCGGATGGAATAATCAAAGGGAAGTTGACTACAAATTGCAGGCCGAATTAATAAGAACACAAACCTATTTAATTTTAAGCCCACATTTGACAAGCAAAAGTATAACTCCCCAAAAATTGTGGCCTATGGGATGGGACAAACAACCAAAAGTCAATATACAAGCAATAAAAGAGGCTTTCGCAAAAATGCCTGACACGTTACCAAAACAATGAGCCAAAACGCAGGAAAAATAATCAAACACATACTTGCAAATGATGCAGGGGTTACGGCTATTACAACAACCGTAACACCTTTAGTTTTGCCTCAAGAATTTGATTATCCCGCTTTGACTTATCAAAGGGTTTCAACAACTGGAAGCGAAAATAAGTCAAGCAAATCCGAAATGCATCAAAGCCGTATGCAAATAAATTGTTATGCTGAAAATTATAGCGATGCTGCTGGGCTTGCCGATGCAGTTAAAACGGCTTTAGAATTTAAACGTAATGGAACTATTGGTTCAAGTCTGAAATATAGTTCTATTTCCTATATTGGCACTGTTGACAGCTACAACGACAATGCAAAGAACGACGGTGTAGTTATGATAATTTTAGAATTTTACGTAAACCATGAGTAATAATTTAAACGTAACGCTGGGAGTATCTATTGAAGACTTTAAAAAAGGCTTTGAAGATGCAGTAAAAGTAACCAGCGACGCTACTAAAGACGCTACCAAAAGCGCTGAATTACTTGTAAAAAACGTAACCGCTTCACTGGATAAGATTGGTAATTCAAAAAGCCTTAAATCTATTCAAAGGGAAATGTTTAATCTGGCTGCTACTTTTGAAAGTGGCGGGGATGCAATGAAGCCAATGTTTAATGAGATACTTAAACAGGCTGGAGGCGTAAAAGACAGAATAAACGATTTAAACCTTCAAATTGAAGCAAGCACCCCAGATGGCCCATATAAAGCACTTAATAACACTTTACAAGGTAGTGCATCTTTATTTGCAGCAGCACAGGGCGCAATGGCTTTATTTGGGAATGAAAGCGAAGATGTACAAAAAGTATTATTGAAAGTACAGGCTGCAATGGCCTTGTCTGAGGGTTTAAAAGGTATTGAAAGTTTAAAGGATGGGTTTATGCAACTTCGAGTAGTTATGATGGCAAATCCTATTTTGGCGGTTGCAAGTGCTGTCATCGCATTAGGTACAGCCGCAATTGCTACAGCCGCAAGTTTTGATGACTTGAGCGCAGCAGAGGAGGCCGAGTTACAAGTAAGTACAGCGGCTTCAAAAGGAGCAGTAGAACAACAGTTTAAACTCGATTTATTAACCCGCGCAATTAGTGACAACACAAGTAGTTATGAGGATAAGAAATGGGCTTTAGAGGAACTTGAAAAACTTAATCCTAAAATATGGAAAGGCCAATCAATTGAGGGATTAAATGAAGCCAAATTAACGGCTTTAAAGAAAGAGCATATTAGGGCTATAATGCTTGAAATACGAACTCAAGCAATTAAAGAAAAAGCCATTGAAGCGGAAAAAAAGAAAGTTGATAAAATTGCGGAACTGGCAAGAAAGGTAAAAGGGGATTGGGATTTTACAGATTATTTATATGCTGCTGCTGGAAATGAACAACAAATATATATTAATATATTTAAGGGCATTGGAAAGATAAATGAAGAAAGTGCAATATACAATAAATTATTAGATGAAAGTATAGATAAGCAAAGGGCTTTAGGTAAAACATATAAAGATATTTATACGGGCGCTGGATTTACAACAAGCGCGGGCGGTGGTTCGGCTTCAAAACCTGCTACCCAGAAAAAAGACCGAGGCGAATACATGCAAGGCAGCAAAAGCCTACCATCTGTTTTAGATGCCACAAATAACGCCTTTGACAACATGAAGTTGAAAGCACCTGAAGCAATTAAAGCGGTGCAAATAGCTTTCAATTCAATCGACCCCGCAAACATTGAGAAAAGCCGTGCCGAGGTCAAGGCCTTTACTGATGAACTTTCCAAAATAGTTGCAAGTGGCGTAATAGATGGGTTTGCAAACGCAATTACAGCCGCAATAAGTGGTGAAGATGTGGGCAAGGCTATGGGAGACGCTTTCGCCTCAATACTTACTCAAATGGGAGACTTTATGATTGAGTATGGTAAACAAACAATTTTATTAAGTGAAACAATGGCAGCTATTCAACTTGCAATAGCTTCTGGAATACCGGGCGGTGCAATTCCATCTGGTTTGGTTATGGTTGCCGCGGGTGCTGCATTAAAAGGGGTTGCTGCGAGTTTTAATAAAAAAGTTCCTAAATATGCAGACGGTGGTGTTGCCTACGGACAAACAGTTGGCATGTTTGGCGAATATCCAAACGCAAATATTAATCCAGAAGTAGTTGCCCCGCTTTCCGACTTAGAAAAAATGATAGGCTCGGGCAGTGGTGGACAAATGCAATTAACTGGAACATTAAAAGCCCGTGGCGAGGATTTACTTGTTGTTGTTGAGGCCGCAAAAAAGAAAAGGGGTAGAGGATGACAGGCGCATTGTTTAGGTCAACATTTAACGATATAAATGGAGTTGAACATATTGTTGAAATCCATCAAAGGGGGGTAAGCGCTGGGAGTACAACTAATATAAAATTATTAGATTCTGGTTACACTATTGAAAGACAAGGCAAGGGGGATAAATTATTCGAGAATCCAATAAGGGCAGCAAGGGCAACAGCCACTTATGTAATTGACAATTCAAGCGATTACGGATATTTTACAAGTAGCTTTCCAACTGCTCCAGAAGAAACTTTCGACATGCTTATTTACAAAAACGGTAATCTAAATTTTGTCGGTACTTTGCTTTCAGACCAGTTTAACTATGACCGTGAAAGTTTAGAAGGTAAAGTTTTAGTTACCGTCGCTGCCGTTGATGGGCTTTCAAGGCTTGAGAATTTCGATTTAAGTTTTGCAACGGGTTCAACTTTCCGTAAAACAGCAATTGAGTTAATAATTGATATTTTAGACACAAACGGGTTATCGGCTTATTTCGGTGGTTCGGATGCTTATTTATATGATGGACTTGTTTGGCAAAATGCAAGCAAATCAACAAGCAGAGGGCTGGAGTACATTCAGTTTAATCAGTTAATGTTTAGGCACGGAAATCCTTTTGTAGTTATTGAAGACGTTGAGCCGTACAACTGCAAACAAGCACTTGAGAAAATATTAACTACCATTAATGCAAGAATACACATGACTAACGGTAGTTACAGAATTATTCAACCATTACAACAAAAACAAACAAGTTATGATTATTTGGCCTATACAAAAACAGGCGGTTATATTTCAACAACAACTGTCACAAATGCGTTAACTGTTTATGATGGAAGCCAACAAGTTAAATCCGTATTTCTTGCAAACCCTGTTTTAGGCTACCAGCCTCCAGTTAGAGGGGTAGAATTAGAGGTTTTAAAACAAAGTGGAGTTACAACTACTTATTCAGAAGTTGATGCAACATATTCAAGTAAATTAGTAGGCAAAGCGGTTGCGGTTCCAATTGTTGAAGGAAAGCCGTTAAGAATAAAAATAAGTTCAAAAATATTAAACGTTGATAAAGGCAAGGGTGAAAGATTTAGGGTAAATTACAAAATATGGATTCAAGATATAGCAGCGCCACTACATTCAAGCGCTAATAAAAAACAATTTTATAACGGTACTTGGCCTTCAATTGCGACCCCTGTTTATTCTGTTAAAAAAACAGATGTAAGTAAGGACGACTTTGAAAGTGGGGATTATTTAAACACGACAATCGAAACCCCTGATATTCCAGCGGGTTATAATTATTTATTTGTAGACGTGCTTGTGGAATCCAGAGAATACAACAGATATATAGATGCTTATAAAAAAGTAATATGGCAATTAGACGCGTTTTCGTACACCGACTGGAAAGGAGTAATAATTTGTGAACAAGCTATAACAGACGTTTCAGGAGTTGACGACGAGCCAATTTATGAAAAAACGGTTAAGTATAAATCTAATTTACCGTCACCAAAAGATAAAAATTCTGAATTTCCTAAAATAGATTACGGCATTGCAAATGGTCGCAAATCCGATGCCTTTGCATTGCTTGTTTATGACGGTAGCGGATGGGTTATTGCGGGCAACTGGAGTGACTCGAATATAAGTGGATTTTCTGGAGACATACCGTATTTGTTTAACAGGTCGGTAATGAATACCTATGCAAATTTCTTACCTACTATTGACGGGGAGTATAAAGAAAATAGTGTTTACGAGGTTCACAAAACATTAAATTACGATTCTTTAAAATGGATTTTTAATGGTGGCACTTATGATGCATCAAACGACATTTGGAGCGCTGAATGGGTAGCTATTGAACCCGATTTTAGTTTTAGTATTACAGACAATACCGAACTTGCAATAAGGCCAAAAAATACGGAAATATTAACGGACAAATTAAAAACGGCTGTCGATGTTTTACGCAATGACTTATTCAATGTTAAAGACAAAGTAATTGCAGATATTTTCCTTTTGTCGGATGGTTCACCAACAACAGACCCAGCGGCCGACAAAGATTTTGTAATTAAGGTTAAATACGATAACGCTACACAAACAGTATCGGCAGCACTTGAAGCCCGAACCGCTTTTGTAAATGATGTATTTGCAGGTGGTTTTAATTGTGGAAACGCTGAAACGGATTACAGTAATGCAGTAGGTTTAAAATTAGGGAGAGCAGAATAATGGCAGTTTTACAACTACAACTTAGAAACGATACGTCCTCAAACTGGACAACAGCAAACCCGACGTTATTAGAGGGGGAGTTTGGATTAGAGACCAACACCGGCAAATATAAAATTGGTGACGGCTCAACAGCTTGGAATAGTTTGTCATACGGTGGAAGCTATCTAAGCGGTCAACCTATGGGCGCTCGAATGACATTCAGCACAACCACAACAGCGGGTGACCCCGGTGCGGGTTATTTCAGATTAAACAACGCCACTTGGGGGACGGTTAGCCGTGTTTATATTGATTTATCCGATACGGGTGGAACGGATTTGACCACTTGGATTGATTCATGGGATGACAGCACCTCTACTTTAAAAGGGCATCTTCATTTTACCCAAATAGGTGGAACTGGTTATATGGTTTTTGCCGTTACGGCTGTAACAACTCAAACAGGTTACAGAGAAATAACAGTTACTCCTTTAGCTGGTGATATTCCAGCAAACAACACGAATTGGGGTGTTTTGTACGCTCCATCTGGATATAAAGGAACAACGGGGGATGCAGGAGCAAGCGGAAGCGCTTTGAGTGGTGTAAATGTTCAAACAGGAAACTATACTTTAGAATTAACAGACGCTAATGGACTTGTGCAAATGGATGTAGGCAGTGCAAATAACTTGACCGTTCCACCATATGTATCAGTGGCGGTTCCAGTAAATACTCAAATACTTGTACAACAATTGGGAGCGGGGCAAACAACTTTAGTCGCTGGCTCTGGTGTTGCGTTAAATTCTTATGCAGGGCTTAAATTGATGGGGCAAAATGCAATAGCGGTTTTAATTAATACGGGGGTTGATGAATGGCAAGTTGAGGGGAGGTTAATTTCATGATAGCAGGTTTTGCAATGGTGGCAGCCAATTATAATGTGCGAGTTAACGCGGCTGCATCGGCATTGATTAATGCAGGGCTTTCAAGCCCATCGACTTTGAACGCTTTGGAATACTTATTTGATGAATTACACTCAGCAGGTTTAATTAATAAATTTGTTTCAAGTGGTGCATCGGACAAAATTAAAGCGCTTTGGTTATTCATTGGCACAACTGCTGGAATTCAGAAGTTTAATATCTTGAGGCCTACAAGTAACACATCTGATTTTTGTTTGACGTTTGCGGGTGGAATTACCCACGGTACAAGCGGAGCCGATTGGAACGGAACAACAGGTTACGCAAGCACTAACTTAAATCCAAATTCAGTACTGGCATCTAAGAATAGCAATCACATTATGTACTACTCAATGGAAAACATCAATGAACCAACAGTTGACATGGGTTATTATCAGTTTGCGAGCGCTTCGTTAGATATTGAATTGTTTTCAGGCACTTTTTACGCCCACAATTGCGGGTCAGGCGGGTCTGCATTTATTAGTGCCACAACTTCAATGAATGGAATGTTTATAAATTCAAGAACGGGGGCAAGTTCATGGTACATAGGCAAGAACGGCACCAGTTTGGCGACAAGCACAAGTACTGCTGGCTCATTGCCTAATGCGACATTGAGGATTGGAAGTAATGCTGGAAGCCCTACATATTACTCAAGCAAGGCTTGTGGGGCTGCAAGTGTGGGTGATGGAATAAGTACTTCTGAATTTGCTTTGTATTACACCGCTTTGAACAACTTTTTTACACGCATAGCACGATGAGCAAAGTGTATATAGTTCCTGCCCAGTATTTACAAATGTTGCAAAACGTAATAGGTAAAACTGGAACAAAGTTAAACCTTAGTGTTGTTGATTTCTTTGGGAATACGGTAATTGGCGAGGAGTGGGATAGTGAGGAGTTTTCGGAAATAAGGCAACAAATAGAACTAGAGTATTTGGAATTTGAACCAAAGCCTATAATAGATAAATTTAAAAGAAAATAAACTATATTTGACACCATGAAAACAGTATACTACGAAGCGGTCGACATTGCATTGTTAACCCAACACACCGTTGATGGAGTTTTACCACAAATAAATTGGGCAAATGGGATTCCAGAAAACGATATGCTTTGCATTGAACAACCTTTGAACGTTGTTGAAGTCGCTCAATTAGCACTACACATGCCTTCATTAATCAAAGGGGTAAAGCCCGGAACTCGTTGTGGTTCACCAACAGCAGGAAAATGAAAGTCTTAAATACATATCTTATTCGAGCGGTTTTGCC